TGTCGGACAAAGTGGGAATCGTGGCGGCCGACGCCTGGACGCGCGTGCCGGACGGCGGGATGGTCTTCCTCTCGCACGACGGGCTCTACAAGCTGGCCCCGGGGGGTAACAGCCGGCCGCAAATCATCAGCGACCGGCTGCCCCGCGAACTGCGGAACATCAACCTGAACACCGTCTGGCCCATCCTGGCTTACGACCCGCGGGCCAAGGGCGTGAAGGTCTACCTCTCGCCCCAGTCGGCTGACGCCTCTGGCGAAGGGCTGGACCGCCACTGGCTGTACGAGCTCCAGACGGATGCCTTCTGGAAGGAGCAGTACCACTCGGCCCACGAGCCGATCAGCACGTGCCTGTACCCGCTGCAGAACCAGCCAGGCGAATCGCTGCTGCTGGGCTGCCGCGACGGCGTGATCCGCCGCTACTCGGACGACACGGGATCTGACGACGGGGCTCCCATCCACAGCAAGGTTTTGCTGGGTCCGTTTCGGGTAAGCGGCGATCGGGACCTGATTCTCGACGAGTTGATCGCCACGCTGGGCGAGTCGAGCGGCGACGTGGACTGGGAGATCTACAGCGCGGACTCGGCCGAAGCGGCCTATGCGTTGTACGTGGCCGGCACGCCGAGCCACACCGGGGGCACATGGTCGGCCGGGCGGAACCTCGTGGATCCCGTGCGGCACCGCGACCTGGTACACTACCTGCTGCTCAAGAGCCCGGCCGGATCCGTCGACCGCTGGGAAATGGAAGAAATCATCGGCCGGTTCCAGGCTGGTGCGGAGTATCGACCGCTGTGAGAGTGCCGAGCATTCAAAGTCTGGGTCAGGCCCGAAGTGTGCTACAGGTGCTCGCCGACGACGTCGGCCGCCTGCAGAAGTGGACCTTGGTCCCCGCCAGCGGCTACTACAACCCGACGCCCATCGACACCAACAGCTTCCGGGTGGCTGACGATAGCCTGCCCATCTGGACAAGCGGGCTGCCCATCCGCTACCGCATCGGCGAGGTGAACTACTACGGGATGGTGAACAACACCGCGGCCGGCGACGGGATCGTGAAGGTCTTCGGGCCGGCGCTGACCGGGCCTATACAAGCTCTGTGGATCGGAGACCCGCGGCTTGTTCAGCAGGTGCACTGGAGCTTTGAAGGCGAGTATGGCGGGATTTCCGGAGACCTGAACGCCTCGTACGGGCGGCTGTTCGGGTGGTACGGGCCGCCGGCGTATCTGGTCTGCGCGGTCCTCTACCATCATACCGGTCGAACGGGTGGGACGAAAGAGCCCACGGTGGGCATTTACACCAGCGCACAGAGGGCAGTCTTTGCCGCGGACATCCTCGTGACTACGTCGGCCCAGGTGCAGTCCACGCCCTCGGCGAGCCTGTACCGGGTCACGTGGCTCTACTACTTGGCGGCACGGGTAACAGGTGTGGACGACGGCAGCCCTCACGCCAAGGGTTTGAGCGTGACGCTGCAGTTCGTTTTGGAGTGATAATCATGAATCTCAGTAGCCTCGCAGGACTGTTGCAGTCGAACAACGGACAGGGCAGCAACGGACAGGGCAGCCTTCCGACGCCTCAGGATGAGATGGATGCCAAGCTGTCGCCGCTCGCACAACAGCTGGCGCCGCTCGCACAACTGCTCAACAGCATCCAGTTCTCCATTGGGAACGACAAGTTCCGCGTGAACGTCGGCGGGACGGGCGTCAGCGGCGGGGCTGGCCAGGCGGGCGGGCAGAGCCCCATGCTTGCCCAACTGCTTGACCAACTGCTGGCCAAGAAAAAACAGCCCCAGGGGCTCATGCGTCAGGAGCCGAGTCTGCGTCAGGAGCCGAGTCTGCGTCAGGAGCCGAGTCGGGATGCCCCCAGGCCCAAGCTGTATTGGGAGCCGGAATGGCTCCATCGGCCGAGCAATGTGGTCTGAAAAGGCACGATCTCGTAAGGAGTGAATCATGTCTGCACCTTGGGCGCCACTAGCCGCTATCTCGGGCATCCTCGGCGGGCTCATGGATTACCTCCAGGGGATGGAGGACCGCGAGGAATGGCGAAAGCGAACCGACGAAGCCCTCAGTGACATCAAGGCAACGTCCGACAGGATGATGCACGGTACGGATGAGTACAAGGGCATTCTCGGCATCATCGACACGTATACCCCGCAGTACGGAGCGCTCGCCGGTGCGATGGCCGACAACGCCAACGCCGTAGCCCGCAACTTGAGCAACGCCTACGGCGACCTGACCAACCTGTACGACAGCGGGGCAGCCAACATCCAGGGCACGTTCGACGCCATGTCGAGAGACGTCCAGGGGCGCTACGCCGGGCTGGAAGGGGCCCTGAACCAAGCCTACGGCGACCGCACCAGCACGGCCATGGGCATGCTTGAGGGGATGGGCGACCAAGCCAAGGCCGACATCCGCCAGGACTACCGAAACTTGGACGCCGCCCAGCAGCAGGCGCTGGTCAACCGCGGCTTGGGCAACACCATCCTCGGCGCCTCGATGAAGGCGGGCACCGAGCGACAGGCCCAGGACGCCCTCGGCCGGCTGAACGAGATCCTGCGCCAGCAGAAGCTCGACACGTACGGCACGTTCAGCGGCGACGAGCTTGCCAATCGCCGGGGCATGGGCATAGGCGGCATCGAACTGGCCACCAACCTCGGCAAGAGCAGCACCGAGTTGGCCAACAACCTGTTGCAGAGCCGCGTGGCCCTCGGCCAGGATGCCGCCTCGGCGGCGACGGAGGCGGGCAAGTGGGCGGCCGAGCGGGAGTACATGACGGGCCTGGATGCAGTCGCTAACGCGGAACGGCTGGCCAAGGACGTACTAGCGTTGGAAGGCACGAACCTCGACCGCCGCGTCGGGGCCTCACTCGACTTTGGCCTTCCGCCCCAAGCGGTCAGCTTTTTAACGACAGCCAGTCCGATCTTCGCGGGGCTGGATGCGGCCGAGAAGTCCAAGCCCAGGAAGCAGAGCAGTTCCCTGTTCAGCTTCTGAATGAGCATCTGAGGTGGAGGTGGCCATGCCAGCACAATTCGCCCCCCGGGGCGCTAACTTCGCGACCGAAGCGGCCATCGCCAGCGCCGGCATCATGCAGCGTGGGGCGGAGGTTCGGGCTCGCAACTTCCAGGAAGAGCAAGACCGCCAGCAGCGGATGCAACTGGCCCAACTCGAGATCCAGGCCCAGCGCGAGCGGGACGCCCGGGTGTTCGCGCAGCAGGCTCTCATGCAGCAGCGGCACGCCGAGTACACCGCCCTGCGCGACGCCCAGCTTGACCGGTACACCACACAGCGGCTGGAGCGGGCCCGCGAGTGGCAGGTCTACGACAAGACGCTGGCCGAGACGGGCGCCTCGCCGGCCACCATCCGGGCCGAGGCCATCCGGCTGGGACGGCCATACGAAGAGGTGTACGCCGAGCTGGCCGAGAAGCGCAAGCGGGTCGAAGAGGAGCGGGCCTACCAGCGTCGGCTGGACTACATCCGTGACAGCAGCCAGATCACCAACGACATCGCCCAGGAGAAGATCAAGAAGGGCATCCGAGCCCGCGAAGAATACCTGCGAGAGGCCCGCAACGATCCGACCATGTCGGCGACGGCACTGGCCGAGCTCGAGCGGCGGGTCGACTTCATGAACCGCCAGGACGCGGCCGGCGTGAAGCTGCCCGAGCCCTACGACCCGGTCAAGGACCTGCTGCAGAACGTCCAGGTGGACCCGCGCACGGGCCTGTCCCGCTACCGCACCAAGGACGGCGAGTGGCGGGCCGATCCGCGGACGAGTCAGACTCAACAGGTCGAGGAAGTCGACGAATCCGAAGTGGACGAGTACCTGAACGAGCAGTTCGCCGGTCAGCCGAAGCTCTCCCCAACGCCGAACGAGTTTGGCTTTGGCGTGCCGGAGAAGGATGCTCAGGGCAACCCGATCCCCAAGACCGCCGAGGATGCCACGCCGCATGAGCGGTTCGTCGCCCGGCTCAGGCTCACTGCTCGCAAGCAGGAGGCCAAGGTGATCCAGGGCATGATCATGGACATGGTCAAAGCCAAGGGCGTGCTGCCCACGGTGGCCGCCGAGGCCGTCCTGAAGCAGATGCAGGACCGCACGAGCGACTTCAGTATCGCCCAGGCCCAGGAAGAGGCGGCCAAGCGGGCCAAGGAGCGCGACGTCGCCGCGGCACGCGGGGAAACGGGGCAGGAAGCCAGCCCCTTGCCGCCCGACCCGTCTCAGCTCAAGGTCGGTGCGAGCTACCGCCTCAGCAACGGCCAGATCGGCCGGTGGACCGGCGAAGGCTTCGAAGTCACGGAGTGAACATGGCCAAGCTCATCAGCCTGGAAGAGGCATATGGATCCACGACAGCCGTTGCCCCCAAGCGACGGCTGATCTCATTGAGTGAGGCGTACGGCTCGAGCGCCTACACGCCCCCCGCCAGCGAGGTCCAGGAAGTCGATGACTTCATGTCCACCCTTGCCCTGATGGAGCGGGTCAACGCGGAACCCGCCGACCAGCCAGACTACGAGGGCCCGAACATCGAGCTGGAGCGGTTGCGTCAGCTCGAGCGGAACATCGAGATGCCGCCGGGCTTCGACCCTGTCCGGGCCGCCCGCTTTGCCGGCTCTCGCTTCATCAACCGCACCGCCAGGGACATCAGGTCGTTCGCGGCCAAGCTCGCGGCGGGCTGGCAGGCTGAGATGGGTCAGCCGAGCGTCGACGTGCCCACGCCCACCGAGGTGCAGGAGCGCGGCTTCGAAATCGCCAACACGCCTGTCGTCCAGGAAGAGGCCCCGCGCGACTTCGCCGACAAGCTGGCCAGCGTCGCCGGCGAACTGGGCGTCGACCTGGCCGAACTCATTCCGGCCGGCACGATCATTCCCGGCGCCGCTGCGATCAAGGCTCTGCGGAAGGGTGGCAAGCTGGCCAAGCTCGGGGCCGCTGCACTCACGACGGCCCGCGGGGCGGCGACGTTCGGCTTGCAGTCCACGGTGCCCGCCCAGGAGGTCGAGGAGATCGGCCACGGCATCGGGATGGGCGCCGCGTTCGGTGCGATCGAGGCCCTGCCCGGCGCCCGGCTGCCGGCCAAGGTGGCCAAGACGTTCCTCGAAGGCATCGCCCTGGAGCGGATGACCGCCCTGAACGCCACCGAGGAAGACCCTCTGCTCGAAGAGCGCATGATCGCCTTCCTGACGCCGTTCGGGCTCAAGGGTGCCAGCAAGGCGGCCAAGACGCTGGCCGGCATCGTCCAGGGCGGCCAGTCGCTGGACACCAGCCGCAAGACGTTCGACGCCATGGGGCTCGAGCGAACCACCGCCGCGCAGCGGGAGGCCATCAGCCAGGGCGTCGAGGCGATCAAGCAGATGGACCCCCGCTCTCCGCTCCGACAGCCTCAGCCCGAGCCGACGTTCGGCCCTGAGTCGTTCACAGATCCCGCCAAGGCGCGGGCGGCAATGGAGGCGGAAGTCAAAGCCGCCGAAACAACCCCTATCGAAGGAAAGGAGGCCCCCAGTGGCCAGCAAGTACCAGGGAATCAAGTCCAGGCTGATGAAGGCGGGATTCGACGAAAGGGAGGCGGACTCCTACGCGAGGACGCTGTGCGCCCGGAGCCGGGCAGCCAGCAAGTCGAAGGCGACGCCGGTGTCGGCGGAGGCGAAGGCCAGCCCGCCCGCAAAGGGCTCACCCGCCCCCGAGACGGCGGCAGCAGTGGGCCGACGCAGGAGACGCCCGTCGAGGCCCGTGAAACAGCCGCAACCGGCCGTGAAACAGCCGCTCAGGGGCCAGAAGCTACCGTGGTAGCTCCGGAGGCGGGGAAGGGCAAGAAGAAGGGCAAGAAGGGGCTGACGCGATCGACCTGGCGCAAGACGCTGGAGTCTGTGCACGAGCAGTACAAGGACCGCATCGATGCGGACGAAGGCGCCCTGGAGTTCTCGGCCGACGATGAGACCGCCGCCCTGTACCGGCCGGGCTACACGTTCCCCGACACGCCCGAGGGCCGGTCCAGTGCCAAGGAACTGCGGGCACGGCTGCCCAAGCACCTCCAGATGAAGGTCAGGACGGTCAGCCGCGACACGCCGGAGGGTCGCTGGGCCGACGGCAACGACGTCATGATCGAGATCGGCCCGGACGCTATGGCCGAGTCGATCATCCGGCACGCCGCTCGGGGGCCAACGGGCCGGATGCGGCGCACGGTCGAGTTCATCGACGCTCATCCCGAGTGGTTCAGTGCCGAGGAGTTGCGGGCGGCCGACGAGTGGCGAGCAGCCCAGCATCCCGAGGGGCGGGAGCTGCTCAAGAGCACCGCCAAGGAGGCCATCCCCCGCAAGGAGCTGCAGCCGGGCGACAAGTTCGAGATCGTGGGCGAAGAGTTCCACGTCGAGGACGTGGATCCCGAGACCGGCATGATGACCGTCAAGGACGGCATCACCCGGGAGATCCCTGTCGAGGGCGAGCTGTTGATCGACAAGGGCTCGCTCAAGCCGTCGGGGAAGAAGGGTCTGCTCAAGAAAGAGCCCCAGGCCGGCAAAACCGACCTGTTCGGCGAACCCGTTAAACCCGTTTACGAGCCGGCGACTGGCGAGCAGAAGGGCTTGGAGTTCGGCCGGGACATTGAGGGCAAGCAGCCGACGGACATGGGCTGGAAGAACGAGCAGGGCAAGATCGAGCCCGAGATGAACAAGGATGCCGAGGAGCGCATCCGCCGGGAGAACGAAGAGAACCAGCAGGGCGACCTGTTCGGGGGCGAAGAGGGGGATGACTCCTGGGACTTCGGCTCCATCATCGGAGACGTCACCAAGCGCGCGGACAGCGAGTTCTTTGAGGGCATGGGCATCGTGGCCAAGCCTAAGGGGCTCAAGCTCCGCAGCGACCAGTTGCCGACGCCCGAGGCCGTCAAGGCCCCCCGCCCCGAAGTCGAGGCCAACCTGCAGAAGGCCCGCGGCGTGCCGATCAAGGGCGTGCTCGACACCATCAAGGAGCACGTCGTCCAGCAGTGGCACCGGGCCACCCGGCCCCAGGAGCACCTGCCCAACACCGAGCAGTTCGCCGCCGCCAACGAGGCACTGCGGCTGTACAAGGACATCCCCGTGCGGGTCTCGGACGAGGCCATGCGCGCGGTCGCCGCCATCGTGGATCCACTCGGCCCCAAGCAACTGGTCCTCTTCGAGCGCAAGGTGGTCATGGATAACCTGGCCGCCGCGATCGAGCGGGGCGAGCCCCTGCGTTTCGGGTTCAAGGATGCGGCGGAAGTTTACGCCTACCGCAAGCAACTCGACGACCTGATCACAAAGACGCCGGAAGTGCAGCAGGCCCTGGAGGCCCGCCGCAAGATCGTGCGCGCACTCGTCAAAAAGCTGGTGGCCGACAAGATCCTGCCCGAAGCGGCACTCGAGCGGGCTGACACGTACTACCACCAGCAGGTGCTTGCCTACTACGAGGAAGGCCGAACGCCGCGAATGGGCAAGGGCGTGAAGGACCGCAAGGCATCCTTCCAGAAGAAACGCATCGAGGGCATCGAATCGCTCGAGCCGCTGTACGACTACAACACGTCCTACCTCGAGGCCGAGTCGAAGTGGATGGCCGACGCCCTGGCCAAGATCGAGACGAAGAAGATCGAGAAGCTGTTGGCCCGCAACTACGACAAGATGGACGCCTTCAAAGAGCGGGCCAAGCAGATGAACTGGGAGGCGGCCGTCGGGGGCCCGGAAGTGGTGGCCGAGATCAATCGGCTACGCGCCCTGCGTGATCAACTGCGGGAAGAGGGCAAGCCCGTCGGCGAAATCGCGGAGCGGCTGGCCGAACTGGATCCGACGTACGCCGCCCGGGCCAAGATCGCTCAGGGCATGGCCCGGTTCGGCAAGGCTGAGGGTATCGACGACGGATGGATTGAAGTCGATCCCGACTCCAGCATCTTCCGCATGCTCAACGAGGCCATTCGCAAGGCCCCCAACAGCGAGCAAGGCCTCGCCGCTCGAATGGTCTTCAAGGGCATCACCGAGCGCAACGAGATCATCCGGCGTCTGGCCGGCGACAAGTTCATGACCTGGGAACGGCTGCTTTCTCGCGACCCGACGATGGACGCCTGGCAGCCCCAGGAGGGCAACGTCTTCTACGTGGCCCAGAGCGTACCCGAGCAACTGGTCGAGACGGCCCGCAGAGCCATGCTCGAGCAGGCCAGTATCCCCCTGGACACCATCCGCACCGTGCTGGCCATGGGCGGGCCGAAGAAGACCTACATCTTCCCGGTCGAGCTGGTCAAGCAACTGGACTCGATGACCAAGCAGGCGGCCGACACCAGCCTGTCCCGCGAACTGATGGGCATGTGGAAGGCGTACACGCTGCTGAACCCCAAGCGGCTGCTTGGCTACATGCTGCGCAATATGACGGGCGACATCGACCCCGTGATCGCGGGGGCATCGCCCGCACTGAAGTTCGTCCCCGAGGCCATCAAGGACCTCCAGAAGTACCACGGCTCACATCTGTCACTGTCGGAAGAGATGCGGGCCGCCCGGGACTTCTCCGTCATCTCCTCGTCCATGACGGCTCAGGAAATCCCTCAACTTCGAGACCTGAAGGTGTTGCGGCGGTTCTATGAGAATGTCGCGGCCGCCGGTGGAAATCTGGAGAGGATCGCCAAACTGCCCGACAGGTACTACAAGGCTGCTCGTGAAGCCAATGAGTTTCGCGAGAACGTGCTTCGGCTCGCCGTGTTCAAATACTATCGCAGGCAGATGAAGGCCGGCAAAGAGATCTCGCACTACGGCGGCAGCCGCAAGGAAATCGTGGACGCCATTCGCCGCACGCTCGGAGACGACGCGGCGGCGGCCCACCTGACCCGCAATCTCCTGGGCGACTACGGCAACCTCACGGTCAGCGGCAATTGGCTGCGCAATCACCTGATCCCCTTCTACTCGTGGATCGAAGTGAACGCCAAGCGATACCCGCGCATGGGGCTGAACGCCATCCAGTACGGCAAGATCAAGGGGCAAGGCAGCGCGGCCGCACGGGCCCTGTACACCGGCATGGCCATCGGCGGCATCGGCGGGCTGACCGCCCTCATGTGGGCCTACAACAACACCGTCTGGCCGGACGAAGAGGGCTCACTGACCACCGAGGACCGCAACAGTCCGCACATCATCCTGGGCCGCAACCCCGACGGCACGGTGCGCATCTTCCGCAACACCGGCGCCATGGGCGACTTCCTGGAGTGGTTCGGCGTCAACACGCTGGCCTCCATGTACCCCAAGTACCGGGACGGCCAGTTGACCGGCGCCGACATCGCCCGGGAGATGGCCCTGTCACCCGTGAACAAGTTCGTGCAAGGCCTGCGTCCCGACCTCAAGGCCGGTTACGAGTTCCTGACCGGAACCAGCCTGTATCCCGACGCGACCCGGCCGCGGTCGCAGCCTCGCGGGGAAGCCATTGCCGCAGCGTTCGGCCTGGTGGACGAGTACCGCGAGCTCAAGGGCCGGCTGACCGGCAGCGGAGAGCGGGCCCGTCCGAACTACGCTCAGCGGATGATCTGGGGCGTCACCGATCCGCGGCAGAACGCCCTGCACGAGATCTACGATCTGCGCGAGGACTTCATGCGGAAGCAGGGCAAGTCCACGGTCGGCACGTTCGCCCAGAGCCCGGCCAAGCCCATGCGCGATGCCGCGATGGCCGGCGACTACGAGGCGTTCGCCGAAGCCCGAGCGGCCTACATCAAGAGCGGGAAGAACTACGCCAACTTCGTCAAGACGCTCGAGGGACTGGATCCGCTCTCGCAGCGGCTCAGCGATGCCGATGAGAGAAAGTTCGTCAACGAGTTCCTGACCGGCGACCAGCGGCTCAAGCTGGCCGTGGCCCGCGACTACGCCCAAATGCTCAAGGAGACCATGGCCGTCTGGTGGGAGCGGGCGGAGAAAACCGCGCCGTCGGACCAGGCAGTGCGGGCGGAGATCGCCGGCAACCGGCTCATGCAGCTCACCGACCCCGAGCCCAAGCGGAAGACGGGCGAATCCTCGGCCAAGTTTGCGGAACGCAAGGCGAAGTGGAAAGCCGAGCGGGACAAGGCCCAGGCCGAGTTGGAGGTCATGGGCCTCAAGCTCTCACAAAAGAAATCCCTGCTCAGGAAGGAATATCTGTCGCGGGGCGGGAAGGCGGACTCGAAGGCCCTTAAGGAGCGGATGCGGCGGGTGCGGTAGACTACGCATCCTTCCTCAACTGCTCTAAAAACTTATCGAATTCGGCAAATGCCGCCTTAGCAATAGGCTCGCTCAATTGCCTCCGCAGTTCCCTTGCGGCTCGCATGGCAGATGCTTTAGTGTCGTAGATGCGGCCGAAGACCTCCTTTCGGTGTGGCATCCATACCGTGATCAGCGAGGTCCACTTCTTGGAGTTGATCAAATAGACAACCCTTATCTCGGCGACCTGAAGGCGGTGCTCGCTTTTCATGCATCCTTCCTCAACTGCTCGACGTTGGCGGTCACGTCGGCGGCAGATTCGGCCCTCTCCAGCCTGTTTCGCAATGCATTCACGATCGGGGCGTGCAATGAAGAGTTGAGGCCGTTATCCTCGTGGGCGATGCCCAGGATGAGTGCGGCGCCCACGCCCAGGATGGTAAAGACCACCTGCTCGCTGACGCCCAACCCGTACTCGGCCGCGTAGGCGGCAATGACCGTCGCCAGGGCCACCCGGACCTTGCGGGACGCGAGCGGCTTGGCCAGCCTACTGATACTGCTCGAGAAGCTCATCAATGATTTCCTCCGGAGTCTGAATGTCATCCGGCTGGCTCGCCGGGGAAAACAACGGTTCACGTAAGCCGTTGTCGTCGTGTGGCTTAGAAGTTACGGGGGATTGTTTTCCGGGGGGCTTGGAAAGCAATGAGGGCCAGTTGTCGCGCCCGACTTGCACCCGCTCGACGTGAACACAACCGCCCGCCGCGGCGCTGAGCACCGCGACGAGCGGAAGGAGAAGCGGGCTGGGGCAATGGTTGTGCATGTTGATCAGGGAAGCGGCCGGGCAGGCGAATCAGGAAACCCGCCCGGCCGCCGAGGAGGAAAGAAGCGCCGTCACGCCCTCGCCGTCCCTGTCCTCTTCGGCGGGGCATCTGTGTACTCGATCACGAGCCGGCCGACCCGCACCTGGGCGTTGCGCTTCAGTTTCGCCAGAGCGGCATCGACGGCCTCGCGGGGTCCGCGCAGAACGATCTCGTCGGCTTTCAGTTGGCTGGGCATGGCTACTCCGGCTGGCTCGTGACAACCGGCGTTCCGCCCGCCGCCTTGATCGCCAGGAACTCCCTGAGGAACGCAATCGCGTCGGCCGCGTAGTTGGTCGGCACCTGCAGCTGCGTCCAAGTCGGCGTCTGCGTCGGGCTGGTCACCGGGTCGCTCAACTGCCCACCGGAGCCCGCGACGTTGGCCGTGCCGCTGGTCGCCGAGCCAGGCAGGCCCACCGTGATGGGTGCCGCGGCGGTCACCTCGGGCTTGATGTCCTGCACGGGGCTGACGGTCTGGTTCTGCGATGGGGTCTGGGCACTGGACGCCGTGCCGGTCGTAGATCCGGTGGCCGATGGCGTGGTGCCGCCGGTCGTGATGTTCACGTTGATGCCCGCCTGGGCGTAGCCGGCGTTGACCTTGGGCACGCTCCCCGCGGCACCGTTCTGGCTCTCGATCAGGGCTTCGAGTTCGGCGTCGTCGTAGGGCAGGCCGGGAGCAGCGGGTGCGTTGATGATGTATACCCGAACGTCACTGCCGGCCGTCATGAGGTCCTGGGCCGTGGTCGTGGGCACCTGCTGGACCTGATCGGTGCGCTGGGGGCTAGTCGCCTCAGTGTTCTGGGCGCAGCCGATGAGGATGCAGGCAATCAGGGAGAGGATGACGCAGGCGAGACACAATCGAACTCGCGCGACCATCAGAAACTCCTTTCGAGTGAAGTGGTCTCGCACCGAGCCTGAGCAGCTTTGACGGGTATCAATGTACTGAGGGAGGGGCGGGCAGGTCAACCTTTTTCCTGGCGTCAGGAAAAAAGTCTTCGGCCTCAAGAATTCCAACCCACTCGCGCCTGTCGCGATCGAGATTGATCCGAGCAGAAAGAGAAGAAGAAGTACTCTTCTTATTCTCTATATCTTCTCTTCTCTCTTCTGGTCCCGCATTTGTCCCGTTCGTATCGGGACAATCTTCCGCACGCTGCCGTCGTTTCTTGCGTGACTCAAGTGCCCTTGCTTTCGCAACTTGCGAGTTGTGTCTATAGAAGTTCTTGAACACGATGCCGTCTGATCGGACCTCGATCCAGCCGCAATCGACCAGCGATCTGCTGACAGATTTCGTACAGCAAATGTCGTCAATAATCGCCACCGTGGTTTCTGGGCAGGTCGTGCAATTTTCTTTTTGCGAGACTGTGCCATCAGCAGCATCCCTTTTCCTCCCCTTTATCGGCAATCGCCACAGAAAGAGTTTACGGAAGAAGTGATGTAGATGCCACATCATCGACACGGAAAAGATTTCACATCCCAATTTGCCCCCATTTTCGCATCCTGATTTGACTGATGAACAAACATGATGTATGATAGTTGCACGACCAGCACGCAAACGACACATGGAGGATTGATCAGTGGCACACCAAAGTCAGGATTATGTTGTCCCGGTTCGGCTCGAAGCATCCATCCGCAAGCAGATCCAGAGGATCTGTGCCACTAATGGCTGGACGGTCAACTCAGTCATGAACGCCGCCGCGATCCTGTTCGGCGCGCTGCCTGACGCAGAGCAGCTGCAGGCGATCCAGAGCTTCACGCGGCTCGGCGAGCGATACAAGCGCCATTCACAGTCTTCCCCTGCCCCCGAAACGGCCGCCCCCGCGACCGGCCGTTCCGGGGCGGGTTCTATCGGCTCTGAGGAGTCGGGCTGCTCGTCTGGAAGCGACCAGCCCTCCACTTGATCAGTGTGTCACTGACGCGGCATCGGTGCGACGTTCGCGCCGAGCTTGAGCAGCGAGGGGTCCGCGCGGTGACGTGTCTTGCGAAAGCCCGGGTGGTGTCTCGCCCGGGCACATGCGGCCGTAGTTCAATTGGCAGAGCACCGGATCTTACATCCGGCGATCCAGGTTCGAGTCCTGGCGGTCGCAGTGGTGTGCAGGTCATTTCAATCGCCGCGAACGCGGCAAGGAGAAGCAACGAGGAGGCATTCCTTGCCGATTACGGAAGCCCAACGCAAGCAACGGCGCAAGTTCATCGGATCATCGGACATGGCGGCCATCCTGGGCGTGAGCCCGTGGGCCACGGCCTACGATGTCTATCTCGAGAAGACCGGCAAGCTCCAGGAGCGAGAGCCCAGCGAGGCCATGATGGCCGGCACGTTCCTCGAGGAGGGCATTCTGCTCTACGCGGAATCACAGCTCGGCAAGATCGCCCGCAACCAGTTTCGCACGTTTCCCGACGCGTACCTCGGTGCCCACATCGACGCCCTAGCCATGGAGCGAGGCGAAGAGCCGGTCGAGAGCAAAAAGGTCGAGCTGACCAATCCGTCGTTCGACGCCTGGGGCGAGGCCGGCACGGACGAGGTTCCCGACGAGGTGATCATTCAGTGTCACGTGCACATGATCTGCCAGCGCAAGACCCGCTTAGTCTCACGTTGTCACGTCGCAGGGCTGATCGCTGGCCGGCTGGCCATGTACGAGGTGCCCTTCAACGCGCAGCTCGCCGACACCATCTGCGAGGCGGCCGTGCACTTCTGGGAGAAGCACGTGCTCGCGGACATCCCCCCGATCGACACGACGCCCTCGCTCGAGACACTGCGGCGCGTCCGCCGCGAACCGGGCAAGACGGTCCCGGTGGATCCGGCCCTCGTGCTGGCCTACCGGCAGGCCCAGGAAGCAGTCAAGGCAGCCAAGATGGACGAGGACCGGGCCAAGGCCGCCCTGCTGGCGGCACTCGGCGATGCCGACGGCGGGGACGCCGGGGACGTCGGCCTGGTCACCTACCTGACGCAGTCACGCAGCCAGATCGACTTGACGCGGCTGAAGGCCGAGCGGCCGGAGATCGCGGCGGCGTTCATGAAGACGACATCGTTCCCAGTCCTTCGGATCTTAAAACCCAAAGCCAAGAAAGGAAGCAAGTAAGACCATGGGAGAGCAGAACACCATGCCCGTGAAGCGGCAGGATGCCGGTGGCGACATGATGGCCTACGACGATGAGCGGCCGGCACAGGGTCGCGGTCCCGGGGCGGCTATCGAGATCGCCCAGACCCGGGCGGCCCAGGAGGTCCAGGCGGCTATCGTCATGGCCAAGCGGTTCCCGCGCGACCAGGTGGCCGCTTACCAGAGCATCATGGATGCCTGCAAGCGCAAGAGCCTGGCGGCCAAAAGCCAGTACGCCTACCCCCGCGGCAACGAGATGGTAAGCGGTCCGTCGATCCGCCTCGCTGAAGTCATGGCCCAGAACTGGGGCAACCTCGACTTCGGCATCATCGAGACCGAGCAGCGCGACGGCGAGTCCACCATGTGTGCCTACTGCTGGGATCAGCAGACCAACGTCCGGCAGACCCGCATCTTCACCGTCAAGCACGAGCGGCACACCCGGCGGGGCTCGTATCGCCTCACCGACCCCCGCGACATCTATGAGCTGTGCGCCAACCAGGGAGCCCGACGCCTTCGGGCGTGCATCCTCGGCGTGATCCCCGCCGACGTCGTCGAGGCGGCCATCGAGCAGTGCGACAAGACGCTCGCCGGCGACACCAAAGAGCCGCTGGTCGACCGGGCCCGCAAGATGGTCAAGTTCTTCGAGGAGCGGTACGGGGTGACCGCTACCCAGATCGAAAAGCGGCTCGGGCACCGGCTTGACGCCATCACGGAAACCGAACTGGTCACGCTCCGCAAGATTGCCACCAGCCTGCAGGACAACATGGCCAGCGTCGAATCGTTCTTCCCGCCCGAGCAGGCCCAGGCCGATCCGAGCAAGCCGGCCACGCAGGCCCTCGCCGATCGTCTCGCCGATCGTCTCGCCAAGGGGAAAGAGCCCGAGCAGGCGCCCAAGGATGAGCCCGAGGCTTCCGGGTCGGAGGGGCCAGTCAACCCCGAGGACGAGGTCAAGGCCGAACTCATCGAGTCGATCAAGGCATCGATCAATGCCTTGGGCAGCGCAAAGGCCAGTCCGATCCTGATCGAGCACGGTTTCGACGGAACACGACAGCCGTCGAACGCCTCGCTCGACCAGTTGCAGGCCCTCTTGGACGCCATGCAGAAAGCCATGGTCACGCCGCCGGCCACGGAGACCAATCAAGGCGAACTGCTTCCCGGTTACACGACCAAGAGCGAAGGCGGCAAGAGGAAGCGAGGAAACCCCGAACGGTTCACCCGATAGCCCTCAACCGAGGCGCCGCCGAGTAAGTGTGAGCCTCGCGAGCACTCGGCGGTCCGCGTCAGGATGACGCGTCGCATCCCGTCCCGGCCCCCGGACGGGCATCGCGAGGAGTGGGCAGCATGCCGGACGGCGTCACCTGCCGGGGCAGGAGGCCCGAAGTGGTGAGACAGCCGGGAGCGACCGGCGAACGGCCTGCAAGCAATGCCGTGTGCCACAACGCGTCGCTTCTCACGGCAACGGGCTTATCGGGATCGTACCCCGAGCAGGCCAATCTGGAGCTGGCGGACGAGGCCCGGGGCTACGACCCGCACGGCCACCTGACC